TTTCTCAGGCGTGTAATGAGTAAGAGATTTACCGCGCCTAGCTGTTTTATGTCTTCCTTTTGCAACCGGCTGGCCCGGCACCACGAATTGAATCTCAGTTGTCATTTATTACCAACTACCAGCAAACCGACATTACAAAGAGATAAATTCACATACCCATGCTGGCAACCAAAATCATCTATAAAGCTAATGTTCACTGATATTGATCTACCGGTATATTCAAATCCTTCAAGACCTGGCTGCCCTTCATTAAAGGTTATTGAATCACCGATCTGGAAATTACGATCATTTTCGCGAACAGTTGCGCGCATCTTGCAGTCAACAACAGGCTGGAAATACTTCGCGAATAGTTTTAAGTCATGGTGCATTTCTGTTTCTCCATTTATAGTCTGTGTTGGTGGCAGGGGATGAAGTCTGCTTGTTAGTATTTAATGAGATTAATTCCATTACTCAAGTATCGCGGGATTCAATTGATCTGCACCGGCAAACCTCAAGGCCACTGCTGGAATAACAGTTACTAACTGACCGCTACCTGTTCGCATCATCACTGCGCTATGCACCAACAAAGAAGCGGGCTGGGCTTGATACCAGCTTTGGATTTTTGTAAGCTGTTGGGAACCAGATTCTACTTATTCATATCGACTCGCTTTTTAAGCTCAATCCCACTGCTTTCGCTCGTAGGCACATATGCCGCAGCGCATCCCACGCGCTTTATCTTACATCCAACCACCTTCTAAGCCACTTAAGGCTCCAGCGGGTTTCCTTCAACGCCGCCGCTTCTTTGTTTACCCTCCGTGTCGTGGAGGATACGTGCCGATAAATGATCAACTGTAAAATCATGGTCTACATATCAACCATTCACCAACAATTCAGGATTCACGCCTCGGAGTTTATCACCCTTGTGAATTTACACATGACCCCTGAATTGTTAGCCCTGATTTTTTTAGACTTAAATCAGGAAACAAGCGGGAGATATTACGGCATTAATTGACAAGTTGCGTTTGCTATACGCTCAGATTTTAACACTGCCCCAGGGTTTGTATAGGTTCCGTCTGAGTTGCTTTTATATATAAGCACCTTGCTTTTCCTATGATTTGCCAAAGCATCAAGGCATTCTTGCTCGACACCAAAGCCACGCTGAGTTAATGCTTCAGCAAATGGTGGATAATTTGTATTATCTGTATTCTGCTGGCTCGGGATATGCACATAATCATTTCCCATTATGTACCACATACCAGCTGCACTTGCTACACCAACCATTGATACCATCAATACTGCCACCACGATTAAAGATTTAAACATTTTGTTTCTCCACTTAGTTAGTAAAACATTTTGGTGGATAAGGCTGGAATCGAACCAGCATCCGGTTGAACCGAGTACAGATTTACAGTCTGCCGCCACTTAACCAATATTGACCTCTTATCCTTATTTGCCTTTTAAGCTAGGCTAGCTATTCACCGTTTCCGGTAGATTCTTTTATCACAGAACTCTTGCCCATTCTCTGTGTAAGTCTGATTTTTTCATTTTAATTACTTCCATAATGTCAATGATGGATTGCTTACGTAAAGCATTGCAAACCATAACGCGAAACCAACAATAAAAACAATAACAGGCTGCCATTTTCTATACCACTTCATTTCATGGCCAGCCAATGCCATAATAAGAACAGGTATTATAACGAACGTACCAAAATTTATTAACCACATTAAGAATGTTAGAACATTCTGACCACCACCATTTATATCAAACATTTTAATCTCCGCATAACGCCCGGAACAAGTCCGGGTTTGTGTTTTATTCTTCGTAAGCTTTTGGTGGGTTATAGATCAATCCATATTCTTCAGTATCCTCTACCTCAGGGAAGCTTACACCGTCATCTTTTTCAGCTCCCAATTTTACGTATTTGTTCATCTTTATCTCCCGTTTAGTTATCTGCTGCTGATGTGATAATCATACTCTTTTATTATTATATGTCAAGAGTTATTTTAAATTATTTACGCGACACGCCAAACAGTCAATTCAAACTTACCAGCATCAGTCTCCCGATTCTTTGTTTTGAATTTCCATTTATGACTATGCCCGATTTGATATGACGCGCCGCGAGACTTAGATAATTCTTCCTCAGTCTTGTACACCAGCACGACTGATTGATCAACAGCCATATTCGCGTATGGATACTCAGGAGGACGACCACCCTTATTTTTAATTACTTTCTTTTTCATTTATTCTTTCTCTGGTTTGTAAATAGGCATTGGTATCCAGCCTATAAATTCATCATATTCATACAAGTTATTTAACTGGCTTTTGCTGATTGAATATAAAACCACAGGGGTTTCATCACCATATCGATAGGCCAACAACTTTTGATTACTTGTTATGCTATGTTCGTATAGATCAACCATCGGACGAAGCCGTGAAACTGTTAATGTGTCGATTTCTTTACATTCATGTATCAACTCATCAACCATGCATGCAGCGATATTTTTACCTTGCTTAAGCAGCTTGTTGCGGCGAGCTATCAAGTCTTCTTCTGTTATGACTTTCATATTCTCTCAATCCTATAAACCCTAAACGAAAAACCTTTCTTCAGCCTCGAGCAAGTCACAATAACGTCATCCTTGAATCTGGTTGCGTAACTGTAACAAGTACCATTTGCTGAAAGCATACCTTGATCCATGACCTGTTTAACGTATCTCATGGCATCGTCTACGCCGAAGCTATTTATTATGATTCTTTGCTCTTTCATATTCTCACCTGCATTTAACATACCCCAATAATAACACACTTTATTCATCATCACACAACTTTAATATAAAATAATTGTGATGATTATCTTGACAGATAATAATATTAACGTATAATCAACTCATCAGCAGCACAAACCAACCAGGAGATTAAAATGAAGACAATACCGGCAATAACTAAAGTTTACAAAACACTAGCAGCTTGCTGCAGATATCAGCACAGGCTACCGGCAGGAGTGCAGCCAGTATTTGATATGGTTACAAGGGAGTTAGTAGGTTTCGCTGCGCTACCATCTGGCGAATATTGGGTAACTAAGAAATAAAATACAGTCTAGCAACAAATTTAAAATGTTATGATAAATTAATAGGATGGGAGAGAAAATGAACTGGGTACCAATGAGTAAACAAATGCCGCCGGATACGGATGAAGAAATTTTCATACGCAAAATAGATGGAAGCGAATGGCAGCAAACACCAGCAAATGAAATCTGGATGGATGTTTCAAAAAATACTGCTCATGAATGGGAGTGGGCTTTTTGGAAAACAATAAACAAGGATAAAACAAAATGAACGATAAAGACCAAGCCGCAATTGATCACGTTGCAAGTGTAAGCAAACATCCTCATGCTGCTATGATTGTTAAATGGCTTATTACTGGATGGGATGTCGAGTTTCAACATGCCATAGGGGAATGGAAAATTAGTGACTTTCCAACATGGAGTCCTGGATCAAAATACCGCCTCATCGAACCAAAGCCAGCTAAACCAGCGTATCGTGTTTATGGTGGCGCAAACGGAACAAATACAGTGGATAGACTTCCAAATGGATCATTAAGTCACGGAATACCTGATTGGGCAGAGTGGATCTCAGACTGGATAGAATACGATCCGCCAAAGAAATGGCCGACTCCGCTTGTAGAACGCATAGCAGCAATAGACCTGGCAGCAGCGCAGTGGATTGTTGATCACTGGGATGATTTGCTTGATGCTAAATATGTGACCAAATGCAATTATTCTAGAGATTCTAACATACTTATATCAATGTTTTGCTGGAAATCATCGCCACAAGGCGTGCAGTACTGGAATAACATTGATAATAAACTACGATCATAAACTACCTATACACCCGCTTCGGCGGGTTTTTCAATCACGTAATGCAACAAGGCCAAAGCATCAGCACAATTATCATTATCAGTATCAAATCCACGCTTATTGGCTTCAGCAATCATCATTTGTTTATCAGCTCTACCGTTACCAGTCCAGAATTTTTTTATTTGACCAACGCCGACTCCTGAGCATGGTATACCGCGCTTGTATGCGTACATATTAAGCAAAGCAACATAACCGCAGTATGCTCGTGCTGCATGTAGCCCGTTATGTCTTTTTACATCTTCATACCATATTTCTTTTAAGTCTATGCTGTCCATGTCATCAAGCCATAATCTAAAAAGTTCAAACTTCTTACCGGTGTGATTTTTAGATCCATTGGTCAATCGCTCCCACCCACTTTCTATAGTTGTGTATTTCTTCAGCGCCCAACCGTATTCATTACCTGGATCAATCGCCAATATCATTTTGAAAGAATCTGAACATCTAGATTAACGTTAAAAAACTCATCCTTCTCAGCCATAAATCTATCGCACCTAGAACACAGATATGTATGAACATCGAAACCTGCCTCATGCAAAATCACTCCAGTGTCGCATTCCTTACATAATTCGTAGCCTGTTTCTTTTTCGTGTTTTGTCATAAATCAATCTTTATAAGAACTCAAAATATCATCAATCTTTCTGAAGGATGACATGTATTTTTCCATTCTATCAACATCTTTTTTCGATATACCTTTCAGTCTTGTAATATCAGAATTATCTCTTAAATCCTCCCTCTTAACCATCATTGCGTCACGATTAAGACAAACCCTGTCTATGAATTTTTCGTAACTTTCTCCGTTCTGTTTAGTAAGAGACATGACACCATTTATTACTCTTTCACTCATTCCGATATATCTTAAATCGTCAAAAGTAGCTCCGCAATCCTCAACAACATCATGCAGAACAGCTATTGCCATTAGCTCATCATCTCTTGTTCTTAGTCTCATCATCATTCTTAGCGGGTGAAGTATGTAAGCTCTGCCACCCTTATCTATTTGCTCAACATGCTTTTCTGATGCAAAACGTATTGCAATTGCTAAAATATTCATTTTTTCACCCTATAATAGCTCGTTAGTTAGTTTAAGCAAATCCCCTTGCGTCCCGAATCTTTTCTCGAATTCTTTTGGGTGTGAGTGGATTGCTGGGTGTTCCTCGGTTCCATTAACATGGTGATTATAGCAAAGCCCTATTGTGTCATCATCGCTCGCTTTCTTACCTATGCTTCTAAATTCCAATCCAGTCAAATGATGAATTAATGCCGGACTAAATACACCGTAGAACTCACGGCAAACAATACAACCAAGCTCAGACAGTCTATTAAAACGCTCTTTCTTGTTCATCCTGATACCTTTCGTTTTTATAAACCGGTTTAATCCGTTTCAAAGTAGCGGCAGCAATAAGCCACTCCATCCAAACACTGAATTTCTTTTTGCCATACTTACTTGTTCTACGCCCTAACATTACAACACCACCATCCCATCCCTGAGCTATTCTTGGCATTGTTTCGCCCTCAAATGCAGCGGTTAGTATATCCTTCCATTCATCTTTCGATAACCTGCACATTGCGCCATTTACAGGCCATTCCATTTGATCAGAGAATCCCTGCAGGTACGGCCATTGAGCCGCATTCTGATCTAACGTTCTGCTAGCATCTTTAAATTCTGCAATAGTTCCATCAGGAGCGGTCATACAGTATTCTGAAGCTCTGCGCCTTGCCTCTGTATGCACAAACCTGAATATCATTTTTTCCATAGCTTCGCCACATCATCCCTAAGTCTTTTATAAGCATCAAACCCGCGCTTTTCTTTTACACCATCAAAATGATCTATAATCCATTCATCATCATGACTTGCAACAAATCTCACCTCGCATTCGTGCCGCTCTTGCTCTGTTGCTTGATATACTTTATCTGATAGTCTGGTTTTCAAGATTCATCTCTTTCATTTTATTAACTATTAACTCTAATTCCTCCAAACTAAACTCTCCGTAAAAATCCTCTAAGTCAAGCATTACTCCACAATGATCATGAATTCTGATTTTTACATTACAGAAATCATCAAAACCATTATCAATTTTTACTTCGTTTCCTTCTCTCATAAAAGTAATATTACTCATATAATCACCTTTAAAATAGTTTCTGCTGTTGATGGCTTTTGATAACACGCTCTACCGCAGCATTAAAATAATCTTCGTCTTTCTCTATACACGTTATTTCAAAGCCCATGTTTAACGCAGCGATAACGCTACTCATTGAGCCGCCGTGCGTATCCAAGATAGTTTGTCCTGGTTTGGCATAGTTTGCATATATCCATTCGTAAAGCTTTACTGGTTTTTGTGTTGGGTGAATTTTTGCTTCCACCGCATTCGCAGCATGAATTTGATAAGTAAAGACCTTAGCTGGCTTTTTCCATTTATTCATGGATACCCAGGCGTATTCAGCAGATGCAAAATTACTTACAGTTTGCTGTTTATCCCAAACACAAAAATATTCAGACTCAGGCAAAGTAAAGTTGTTTGCTCCCCATACGATTTGCTCAACCGACACATTAAATAGACAATCAAAATACTCTAAACCTGGTTTTATTGAGTTCCACGATTTTGCAGAATCCACCATTTTAGACATTGATTTCCTGTATTTTGAGCCTTCGGTTCTGTTTTCTTCTGCGCTCAGTCTTTTTATCCCATAAGGAGGATCAACCACAGCCAAATCAAAACTCTTATCCGGCAAATCCTTCATAAATTCCTCGCAATCTCCGTGTATCAGTGTTGCTGTGCCTATTTTTATAGTTTTCATTTAACTACCTTTGAATCAAGTACACGCTTCATTTCCGCAAGTATTTTTAAACCTTCTGCTTTCGGCGTTGTATGCGCTTTTTCTGGTGATGGCAAAGCTTGCAATCTTTCAGGAACAACACTCGGCAATTCTCCTGCCTCAATTCTAGCCACAGAATCGTCAATAGCGACTTTCCAGCGAGTTTTGATACTCTGGTAAGGATAATTATTTATATCGCAGCCAAGCTTCACTGCGGCGCAATACACAGCACAATGCGACCACTTATCTAATCCCTTTTCACGTAACCTCATTTGCTCAACTGCTTCAAGGAATGCTGCTTCGTAGTCGATAGACTTTGCTGCGCTTATAAACTCAAGGCATGATGGCGGCCAGTTATCCTCACCTGGCTTGATGTTTGATTTAAAAAACTCCAATGCTTTCTTTGCATCTTTGAACGAAAAGTTTTCTTCTTGAAATTCTTCAGCCCATGCAATTTTAAAATCATTAGCGGATCTGTCATTAGCGAATTGCGATGACCATTTACGCGGATACATGAAGTCGAGTTTTGCAAAAAGGTAATCAATGCCGCGCTTGTTATCAAACTTCTCGTGAATCTCAAGCCAAGAATTTGGGGTTAATTTCGATAATTCCATTTTCATTTCCTTTTGTTGGGTTTCCATATCCATCACCATGGCCTTGCAAATATTCGCTTGCATTAAATTTAACCTGTTTTTGTGGTGATGCTTTGTTGTCTGGCAAGAATAGACCTGTGTAACCGTTAATTGCAGCAGTCTCCAAAGCTGTGGCGTAGTCTTGGCCTAATTCTTTCCACTTCCGCAGCTTTTCAACTTGCTTCTGCATTTGCTCAGGGATCATCTTTTTACCCTTACGAGTTTTTATCCATAAATTCCAATGATCCTCATTTATCCATTCAGGTATAAAAAAGTGATTTTCTTTTTTACTTTCTTTAATAACTGGTTTATGGTTTATGGTTATTGGTTTATGGTTAGGGTTCGATTCGCTTTCATTTGGGTTAGCCAAAATAACCGACTGGGTTTTCTCTGGCTCTACGCTTGACTTTGGCCTACCGCCTTTTTTTCCGTTCTCTTTGTTTTTATCACACTTTGAATGGTAATCAGCAATTTCCATATCGATTCTTTTATGATTCCACCCTAATTCTGATAGATAAAAGAAGTCATTTAAGACATTGCTTAAAGCGGTCGTTTCCTCTTGGGTTCCCAACCGTAACCGTCTGGTAACCGACTGGGTTTCTTTTGGTATAGGAGATTCATCAAGATAGTACCAGTCTATTAAATCCCTGTAGATACTATGCTCCAACCTTGAAAGGTGTGAAGTATCCTTGCGATAGTCTGCTATATTGAATTGATAGTAGTGCATCATAAACCTTCTAGGAATCGCACAATAAAAAGGTAGCGTTCCCGAACGGTTAGAGCGTGCGCTCTGAATGGGTCTTTAAATTGTGCGATTTCTGAAAGATTCATTTTCTACCGTTCTTTGGCCGCTACAGCCGATTGAATGTTAATTATACTACAAAAATTATTAACTGTGTCACAATGGTCTTTCGCTCCCATGATTTTTATGGTATCCGTGCAGCCGTTCCGCTGACTTCCTAGCACATGCCGCAGCAAAAATGTTATCAAATCCGCCTAAGTGAGTATGATGTATAGCAGCCATCCATTTTGATTTGCGTTTATCCCACCATACCCCACATAAACCGCTCGAATTATTTGATTGTTTTCTCCGGTTCCTGTGATTCTCCGCGCCAGTAACTGATCGTATATTTACCCTCTTATTGTTCGTTCCATCACCATCATGATGGTCTATTTCTTCTTCTGGAAATTCACCATGAATGTACAACCAGGCTAATCTATGAGCAAAATAATCCTTTCGGTTTATCCTGATTGAAATATACAGCTTACCGCCAATGCCTTTTTTAGGGTAACCAGCAACTTGACCAACCTTCAAACGATGATTGTTAGTTTTTAAGCGGGTAAAGTCACCGGTTAATTCGCAGTAATGAAATAACTCTTTAAGTTCAGATTGAGTTATCATTTTTCCACTTTCTTATGGTTCCTAGTTTCCAAAATTTAAGAACTATGCTTCCATTCCTTGAATCAGTGCCTCTCTTAATGTCTGGACTCGGAATGCACCCATCTTTAACAGAAACATGAAGCCCTTTATAAGACTTATAATTAAACATTTTAGCAACATCCCTACTGTTCATTAAAGTGTTATCAGGCAAGTCTTTATAACAATCAGGTATCACAGGTATTTTTTTCATAATTAAAAGTAAAGCTTAACTGTTTTAATAAGCGTAAAAACCAGCAGCACAACTGTTAATGCTAGACCGGATTTTATGAGCAAGTCTGTTAGTTTACTTTCTAGTTCTTTTTTCATAGAGCGCACCCGCATCCGCCAAACTCAGCTTCATCTATTTCTTTGTTAGGTTCAAGAAATTCTTCGCGGTATTCTTTTAGAGTAATATATCTCAGATTGCCATTGATGGTTTTACGCAGGAAGGGTTTGAGTTTTGGATTATTAGATATCGCTGATTGTTCTTGATCTTCATTTTGAGCGTAAACTTCTGGTAACATTTTCCATAACATTTTGAACTGAGCTTGGCCGGATTTAACGCAGAATCCTCCGCAGTTGTGGTGAGCAAATCCCATCTCATACATACGTGGAGTTTTTATACCATTCCTGGCCAGCCAACGAAGTTTGTATTCATTAGTGAGAAATATGTCATTTTCGATCAATATAGATCGATACGAATAGGGTTTGGTGCGATCTACGACAGGCTTAAGCCGGTGTTCTTCTGTACAGTCTATTCCGATCCAAATAGTGCACTCTTCAGGCGCATAATTGTTTTTAAGGTATTTCCTTAAAAAATCTCTCTTAAGTATCTTGGAACATGGATCAACTCTGTTATTACCTATGTATTTAACATCGTTGAACACTTGCCAAGGTGTGCGGCCTTCCGCTATACGGATGTACTGACAACCTAGTAAAGCAACTACTGTTCTATTGAATTCGTACAATTCTTTATCTTCCACTAAGGTGTCAGCGAACAGCAATACGACATTATCTTTACCGTATTGTTTACATACCATATCGGCAGTTATAGCGGAGCCTAACCCGCCAGAAAAGCTTACAATATGCTTCATTTGAGACCCATTTATTGAGCAAACCTGCTCCTTATTTTTCATTTGCATATTCTCCCAATATCATTGCTTGTACATAAACAAAACCGGCGTGCTGATCTAAAACAGAAACGCCACCGATTGGCATATATCCATTCTCGATAAAGTCATTGACTGAATTTTGTATGCGCGTTGCTGTGCGCTCTTCTACGACTATGTAAATTGGTTTTTTAGTCATTTTGTTTATCCTCATCAAGTTTGCATCTGTCGCTTGTGCAGTAAGCTAGGTTACCTTTAATTGTTAAAATATAACCTTTGATAGTCACGGGGAGCCCATGCCTACCAAAATTTACTTGCGTGTATTCTAGGTATCCGTCATCACAAAGCTGCTTTGCAACCTTGCTTTTTGTTTGAATAATTCCGAATGGATTGTTTTGTGCCGATGCAATATCTTGCTTCATAGCTGAATCAACCTGCGCAGAAAAAGCATTTTCTAAAATATCAAGTTGTTTTTTGTTCATTTTCTTTGCCCTCCAAACTCATTAAATAAGCAGATAGCAGCGTTACTGTAGAGTGCTTTGGATCGCCCTCACCCTTCATGAATTTATACAATGTGTGGTAGTTAACATTACTACTTTTCGCAACCGCTGTATAATTTGAATCTTTCAGCCTACGCTTTATTTCCTCTACGCTTAGCATATTAATTTTCCTTTTTCGTTAATAAAGTTTGCAAAACAGTTGACATGATACTACAAGATAGTTCATAATGCAAATTCTTGATTAAATTGTTTATGGAGATAAAAATGAGTGATGAAAATAAAACAGCAGTTCCTGTTCAAGTTAACGTTGATTTAAATAAAATGTTTGAGGCATACAACAAATCAGATTTTATGAAGCAGGTATTTGTTGAGGCCATAACAAAGAATCCAAAGATATTCACTGAAGCTATAAGTAATTTCATAATAATGGAATTCGCGGGTTCTGAAATGGGAACAAAAATTAAGGATGAAATTAGAAAATCAGTTCAGGAATTAAGTAATTTCGAGGCATTAAAAAACAATCGGGATTTTTGCAGGGAGCTAGATAAAGTATTAATAGAAGAAATAAAGGCTCATAGATCACACGTAAGCATAAGAGTTAAACAGGTTATTGATCAGCCGAACTTCAAAGAAAGAACCGCTGAATACCTTGCTTCCACGGTTAAAGAGCGGGTAACTTCATTACTTGGCGAAGTATGCTCTGGTTGTGATAGGGATATTTACTAATTAATTGGGGAGTTAAAAATGCCTGAAGAACCATACGAAAGATACATAGCGGCCTTCAGAACTCTGATAGAAAATCATGGCTCACAGAATGCTATATGCGCTCTTGAACAAGCTTTTAGATTAGAGGGCGAAGACCGGTCGCATGCGGAAAGTGAGAACAAGACTTTTTGCGCTATCGCTGATGAATTAGGCGAACTTTATTATAAGGTAGAGAAATTATGAGTGAAGAAAAATTAAACGTGTATCAACTTATCTCTGCCGTGTCCGGTGATTTATGCAAAGAAGGTATAAGCAAGGATAGAACTAATACACAAGGATCCGGCTATAAATTCCGCGGCATTGATGACGTGTACAACGCAATTTCTCCAGTCATGGCGAAGCATGGCCTGGTTATCATGCCTAGAATACTTAATAGAGAAATAACTGAACGACTTTCTGCAAAAGGAAATGCTTTATTTTATGTTGTTGTCGAGGCCGAGTTTGATTTTGTAAGTAGTCACGATAGCTCTAGCCACACCGTAAGAACGTTTGGTGAAGCAATGGATAGCGGAGACAAGGCAACCAATAAAGCAATGTCAGCTGCTTACAAATACGCAGCATTCCAAGCGTTTTGCATCCCAACTGAGGGGGATAATGATGCTGATGCAAACACACACACCGTTGCGCCAAAGGCAAAACAACCAGAAAGAACAATTAATGACCCTTACCCTGAAACAGAATGGATAAAGAAGGCCACGAAATGGCGCGAGTCAATTGAGAGCGGAGAGAAGAAAGCCCAGGCGTTGATTGACTACTTGCTAACAATCGGAACAATAACCCAAGAAAGAAAGGATCTTATTAAATCTTGGGAACCTAAAGAACAGGACATTTTACAATGATAAACTTCTTCGATTTGGAAACTCTATCGACTAATGACGAATCAGTTATTGCAGAACTTAAAAAAACAATAACACCGCCAGGAAACATCAAGAAAGCTGAATCCATAAAATTATGGATGGATGAAAACAAAGAAGCCGCCTTACTTGATCTTGTGGCCAAAACAAGCTTTGACGGCCTATATGGAAGGATCGCTTGTATTGCATGGTGTAGCGGAGATGGTGAAATATTAAGCACCACTCCTGGCAATTCTGAGCGCGAAACTATCGGGGCATATTATGACTACCTTTCATTTTCTTTTGATAACGTTTTCTGCGGTCACAATATCTTTGGATTCGATCTGCCATTCCTGAAGCACAGATCAATTATTTTAAACATTGCGCCGCCTAATATGCTATGGAAAGCAATGAACTCTAAACAATGGGATAGCTGCATTCAAGATACTATGCTGATGTGGAATCAGGATAAACAAAAGCGCGTATCAGCAGCTAAGCTATGCAAAGTATTAAACATAGAATCTGATGACGAAATTGACGGGTCTATGGTTGCGGAAACATGGAAAGTTGATCCTAATAAAGTAATTTATCATTGCGTTGAAGATGTGCGAAAAGTTCGCCAGATTTACAAACGATTAACTTTTAACAAATAGGAATAACATGAATACTAGACTTAGCAAAACGATTAGCTCCGCATTCGCTACTGAAGAAGCTGCAAGAATAACAAATGAAGATCACAGAAAGAAAATAATACTAGACGCTGCGGAGTCAATTATTTATGAGGGTATAGACGAAGTTACCGCAACAGCAATAATTGATTTAATACTTGATGGAAAGGTTAAGCATGTATCAATCAAATTCTAAAGAAACGTGCTGGATGATAAGCTTGGGATTATTTCCAGTTCCAAAGGTAAACACAGAACCGGCTTATATCAACATGGGCTTTACTGA